TTCCTTGCGGTTGGCGATCATGTCCAGGTGCGCGACGAGCGGCATGTCGCCGACGATGATGACGTCGCCTGTCGAGACGGCGGCGGATGGCGTATAATCGGCCATCAGCGGGTCGCCGTGATAAAATCGCGCCTGCACCATTTCGGTTACACCTCGGGTGCGTGCTTAACGGGGAAAATACTGCCGTCCCCCGCGGCTGCGTCGACTGTCCAGCCGAATGGCTTGAGCGAGCCCGCGGTCTCGCTGACCTTGCTCGTCGCGTTGTCCCACCAGACCTTCTTGCCGACGGCGATCGCGGCATTGGCGGTCATGAGGTAGACCCCGCCGCCGGCCGCGAGCGCGCCTTTACGGTTGGCCGCAATGTCCAGATGCGCGACGAGCGGAAAATTTCCCAAGACGACGACGTCGCCAGCCGCGACGGCGCTCGTCGGCGTGTAGTCGACCATGAGAGGGTCGCCGTGGTCAAATTTGGCCATCATGTTCGGAATCCTCGAAAAAGTTCTGTTTTAAGCCCGGCGAACGTCTCGCGGCTCAAGCGCCGTTGATCTGGACTGCGGCGACCGGGTCCTCATAGCCGACGCCAAAGTCGAAGAAGCATCTCCATTGCATGCCGAGCGTGTCAAATTCGGCGTCCTCGCTCTGGATCGTCGGAATCTGGTTGCCGTTCAAGAAGGCCATCGCGATCGCGCAGCGGACGGCCGGATCGGCGAAAAGCCACCATACGGTGGAGCTTTGGCCGGTGATGGCCGCGCCGTTTTCGTCCTTAACGGCGGTATTGTTGACGAACGCCGACTTGTACGGCGTGTACTTGCCCGCATGCTCGTTCTGGCTAACCTCGGTCTGGTCCTTGCCGGTGATCTTCATGCGGCCTTCGTAGATATTGCGGGCTGGCACATAGTTCACGGTGCCGAGGAGCATTCGGTCTGGCGGCACTAAGATTGGCTTGTTGTTTGGATCGACTTGGTTGCTAAACGCTGTTTCAGCAAGGGTAATCGCGGCTATTCCGTTGGCGGCCGTCATAACGCCGCTCGCGGTCGTAATAAGGTTTTTGTTGTTGGCATGGAAAAAGCTCGTGGCGTTGGCGAGCAAGAGGACGAAGAAAGCTTCCTCCGGACGGATCCGCGCCAGGCGGCCGAAGACGTCGGGGATCTGCAAGAACGCGCCCATGTCGTCGTTGATCTGCATCTGTCGCGTGAGGGCGATGATGCCGCCATAGGTGTCGATTTGGTTCGTGTACGTCGCGTCTTGCAGCGAGATATTTTTCAGTTCTCCATCGGGGCCGAGCTTGCGCATCGAGCCGGTCGAATCGAGCCGGTAACGCGAATGAACCTTGAAGTCGTTGTGGTCCCGGATGGCGCAGAAATTGGGCCAGACGACTGCTGCGGCCTCATAGCTGGCAATCATGCGCTTATTGGCGAGGTTGCTCAGGATGCCGGAAAGACTCAGGCTCGTGAATCCTTCGGCGCGAATGTCGGGGCCACTGCGGACTTTGCGGTCGGCGCGGAGAGCGGTGCGGATCGTCTCGTCCGTGATCGCGCCCATACGCGTGTGCATGCCGGCGGCGCGGATTACTTCGAACATGATCGTAGACAGGCGGGCGCCGCGGAATCGTTGGCTCGTCGCTTCGTTCATGATCTTTTCGTTGAACCACTTGCCGACGCGGGCTTCGTTGATCCCGGCGCTGATGCAAAGAGCGGCTTCGAAGCAATCGCTGGCCTTGATTTCCGTGCGGCCGGCGTCCGTGGTGATAATTTGGATGTCCGGACGATTGCGGCGAAGGATTTCCAGCTCGGTTCGGTCGGGGGTCCATTTTTCCTTGATGGCGGTCGCGAGGACGTCGGGATTGCCGACGCACCGCGCCGTGACGTCCGCAATCCGTGCCATTTCGGCGCGTTCTTCGCGGTCCTTTTTCAACTCGTCGCGGATGGCCTGGAGATCGGCCGCGGCGTTGATCGCCGGGATCGGGGTCGGTGTGGGCGTCGGCGCCGGTGGCGGCGTTTCCTTTGCTTTCTCGGCGGCGTCAAAGGATGCCTTGAGAAAGATTTTTTGCGGATCCGTGATCGTCGCGGGGTCGAAGCCGGCGGCTTTGATGAATGCTTCGAATTTCGGTTCCATCGCGTTCACTCCACTTGCGGCGATATCGACGCGCGTTGCGCCGGTGTCTGCCCCGCGTTTGACAAAACTAGTTTCCTTGAGCGTGGTCTTGCGGGCCACGTACACCGGGCCTGTGAAGGTCTGGCCGTTGACGTTGACCGATTCGCCCGCGGCGTAGACTTCCATCGCCTGGACGCTCGCGCCTATCGATCCTTCCCAATCGAAGCCGCCTTTTTTCGCGGCTACGATCAGCTTGCCGTCGTCCGTTTCGGCGTCGACGTAGCCGGAGATTTCGAGCCCCTTGGCCGTGATCGCGATCGATTCCGATTCGCCCGCTTTGCCGTGGTGCTCGCCGAGCATTGGCATTGCCTGGGCGGCGATCGTCATGCCGGCCAGGTCGACGACGACGGGCAGATCGTATTCCTTGAGAGCGAGTTTGCCGCCGCTGTAGGCGAGCATCTTGAATTTTTTGCGGTTGCCCGCGGTGGCCTCGATCGTGAGCGCGCTGCTGCCGGTTCGCATTTCATCCGGCAAAATGCGCCCGTTCGAACCCAAAAAGCCTTCACTGGCTCTGATTTCTGGCCAGATCACTTAATTTCCTTAATCCTTCCGCTCGTATCACTTGCGAGCATGAACCTGACTAGTTCTTCCGCCGTCGGCTCTTTTCCATGCTCGCCCATATATTGCAGCTCTGATTCCTTCCCGAGCCATTGCATGCGGGGCACGTTTCCCGAGGTTTCTATCGACCCGTCGCGCCTGCTCTCGATGGTGCCTATTAACTCTCGCTCGCCGTCATTGTTCGCGCCAGAATAAACTCCGATTTTCATCGTTCACCCGCCAAACAGCCGACTTACCCACGATTTGCCGGCGTCGTGACCGGAGCCCAAATCTTGCAAGCGGCCGAGAGTTAGATTATCACCTTGCAAGAACTGGCGCAACACGCCAGCTCGGGCGCTCACTCCGGCGGCGTCGCGCGTTTGGCCAGCGGACCGCAATTGCTCGGCGATTTTATCGCCGGCGCGCGCCATGTGGTCGACTTCGCCCCTTGAGAACGCGAAATCCCGCCCGCCGAGGTGGTGCATATACTCGGGTGCCCTAAACTGTGCGCTTTTATCCTTGCCGGCGCTGAATGATGGGTCTTTGTCCAGACCCACAATTTTGTTGTCGCGTATGAAAAAATTGCCGTCGTTAGGGTCTGTATGTCCGATGGCGTATCCGTAAAGCGCTTGCCTCTCGACTGATTGTCGATCCGCCGCGTTTACGGCCGCATGTTTTTGAGCCTCAGACATTTTTCCCATGTCCTTGAAGCCTTGCCTCTGGAATTCCACGGCGTTCACCGGGCGACCTTGCACTGTCGCGCCTCTAACTTCAATGACTTCGGTCTGGGCGGTCTTGGCGTATTGAGATCCCATCTGCTCGGACTTCGAATACGCGGCGCCCTGCTTGATCATGTAATCTTTGCCGTCGACCTTATAGATGGGAAAACCGCGCGGGCCCATTTCTGCCTTGCCCTGCATCGCCGCGCCGAGGTCTTTTGAGAATTTTGCGGAGTCGCCGCCAGCGCTGTCTCCCGACGCGAACCGCCCTTGCTCGTCGTGATTCTCGTTGTAGGCGACTATTCGCGCTAGTTCGCGGCCGTGGCCGGAGACAACGCGGCGGAGCATTCGCGGAATCCTCTCAAGCGTTTGCGGCATTTGCCACCCCTTTCGCTTGGTCGGAATTCGCGGCTGGTTCGGTCGTCGGAATCTTCGGCGCGGGCGCGGCTTGCGCGGACGGATGCGGGATTCCTAACTCCTCGCACTTCTTGTACTCGCGGCCGATTTGTTCGAGCTTCGTAACCCAGTCCTTACCCTCGGCGCTCGCGATCTCCTCAAGACTGCGCGACAGGTTTTTGAGCGCGATGTCGTCGGCGTTGGCTTTTTTCACGGGGTCGACGTGGTCCCATCCGTCCCATTGCCAATAGCGGCGCCATCCGGCCGGCGGTCCCAGGTCGGCGAGCGGTAGATACCCTTCGATCAGGCTGGCCTCGGCGAGCCAGGCGTTGAAAATCGGGTTGAGCAATAGCCGCGCGCAGACGTTGCGTTCTTTGACGCACTTGCGCTGCCAACTCTGCACTTCCAACCGGCCGCTGGCGTAGTTCGAATCGCTGCTGTCGCCGGTTGCGATCGTGAATGGCATCTCGATACAACGGCAGATTTCACGGAGGACTTTGTCGACGAATTCCGCATAGCCGGTGCAAGGCTGCTGCGGCGTCATCTGCGAGATATCGGCGCCGACGGGCAATGTCTGGAGCATGCCGCGGACGATGTCGACCAGTTCGAACGGAATCGGGGCGTCGGCGCCCTCGTGGCCGGGCGGATAGGCGGTCTTGATGATCGCTGCGAAGCTGGCGCAAAGCTCGGCGGCGCTCAGGACGGCGAGCGAATAGCGGCGCAATTGGTTGAAATTCGGCAGGCTCGGCGTGATATCCGGGATGCCGCGTTTCTGGCCGGGGCGTTCGATCCTGTACCAGTGCAGGACGTTCTTTGCGGAAATGACTTGGGGAATCTGATTCTGGAAGAAAATGGCGTATTCGCCTTCGCCACCCGGGTGAAACTTGAGCAGGTCGTATTCGGTCGGGTTGCCGTAGCGGTCGTAACGGATACCGTCGATCGCCTGGACGGGGTATTTGAGATCGCCGAAGCGCGGGAAAGGCGTGTGGATTTGGTCAGTCTCGATCGGTCGCAGGTCGAGTTGTACCGGGTCTTCAATCGCGGGATTCGTCGTCTTAATGACGAACATTTCGCCAGAGATTAATCGCTCCTTGTATGCCAGCTGCAGGAGATCAACGAGGTCGACGGCTTCGGCCCAATTGGCGAAGAGTCGCTCGATTTGCTGATTGGCGGGTTCGTTGCTGGTTTGGACTTGGGGCCGCGGACCTGTGCCGACGATTTCATTGGCGTAAGTCAAGACCATGCCCTTGCAGTATGACGAATTGTCATACTCATGACGGGCGCGGTTGCGTAGGGTCTGGCGGACGCGGAAATTAGCGGCGGGGTTGGGACCGAGCGAATCGGCGTTGAGCCAATGCTTGCTGTTCTCGTCCGTGAAAAGCGCGGCCTCATATTTGGCTTTGATTTCGCGGTGCGCCCGCTCCATCGCGGCTTTGACGCGGGTCGTCTTGGCGGATTCGACCGGCTTCGACGTCCCCGTGAGCCAAGCGGCGGCGCGGGCGATCGGCGCGAATGGGTTCATGTTCCGGGGCCTCCGAAACGCGCACGGGCGCGGCGGCCGAGGAGCATGTTTAGGAATTGATTCTTGGGAGCGGCGTCGTCGATCGAGGCGCGGGCGTCAAGCCGGTCCGCGACGTCGAGCTGTTTCATGGGGTCGAGGGCTTGCGAGGAGCGGCCGTCAACGGAGGCCGACGAGATGCCGGATGCGGAATTTGCCGCGGCGCCGGATCGGAGGTCGTTCGGGGTCGGCACAAAAAACCGCCGTGCGGAGTGTGCGGCCTCGCACGGCGGCCGGAATGGAGGTGCCTCGGGGGATCAGCCCGAGTCCGCGTCAACGTTGTTTAGTGTGGACTTATCTACAGGGAATGCAATGCCGATCGGGGTTGGGTGACTATTAGTAGATTTTTTTTAACCGCCAGCCTCACGGAGATCGCTGCAAGCGGATGTGTGGGAGCAAAAATCGACGATCCTTCCGCATAGTGGGCAAGCCTTCATTTCACTTCGCTCCGTTGCTCGATTCGGTGGTCATCTGGGCGGATCCGCAGTTCCGGCAGACGCGGCGGCGGTAGATCCGGTCGCCCTGGTCGCGGATCGTTTGGACGACGCGGAGTTCCGCGCAGTTGCAGGCGCGGCAGCGGATGCCTTTCGGCGGGTCGGCTGCGGTGGCTTTGACGTCAGCGGGGTCGGTTGGTCGGCTCATCGGAATTTCCCGGCGTAGGCTGGGTCGGCTAGTTCTCCGATCAGGTTGGAAGGAATTCCAAGCGACCGCGAGACCAGATCAATCGCGACGTCGATTCTGTCGAGATTGGGTTGATTGCGGTCGTCGACGACGTTGCATCTGGCAACGTACAGTCGGCCGGTGCGTAATGCGTCGAGAATCAACGCGTCGTCGAGTTCTTTGCGTGTTTTCTCGAAAACCTTTCGTTCTTCGTCGGTCCAGGTCATCGCGCCGCCCTCCCTTGGGCTTGTTGTTGCATTTCCCGATAGCTGACGCGCTTGCGTTCTGTCTTCTGCGCCTGCTGCGCCGCGAGCCTGACCCCTTCGAAGCTGGCGGCGGCGGCGGCTTGCGTCAAGCAATCGAACCAGTGATTCTCGCGGTTCGGCTTGAGTTGCCATTCCTCGATCTCGACTCCCGTCGCGACCGCTCGATTCAGGACGCCGAACTCCGCGGTTAGGTGGTTGATCAGCATTCCGTGCTGGCTCTGCGGGTCATCGTACAGCGTCAGCGCGCCGCCTTCGCCGATCGCCTGCAAGAATCGCTCTTTGAGGAACGATTTCCAAAAGTTCGTGTCGTGCTGGATGCTCCGCAGGCTTTTTCCGGTCAACACTTTTTCGAGCCAGTGAAATCCAAGCCGTTCGCCGTCGCGCTTCGGGAAATCGCTCCATTGCGTTTGCGTCGCCTTGATGCCGCGGCCCTTGCACGGGCGGATCTGGGCGGTGTACGGGCTCGTCCGGCAATACTCGATTACGACATTGCTTTTATATCCGGTATCGATGAACGCGCGGTCGATTCGGACGTGGGATTTGCCGCCATCGCTGGGAAAATCGCGGGTCATGAGCTCGGGGACGAGGTGCGCGAGGCCATTGTGGAGCTGGCCGTCGATGTTGGCGCCGGGCAATTCGGTCTGGAGCGTGTAGAGGACGTCGTTGAGGGCGAAGTTGCGGCGGCCTTTTTGGTCGGGCCAGGTTCCGTATTCAATGATTGAGCCGGAAAAGTCGTCTCCCCAGGCGCAAATGAGCCAGAAAAGTAGGTTCCCTTGCACGTCAATTCCGCACGTCAGCTTCGTTGCCCACGTCGGAACGACGCTTTGGCGACGTCCGGACATGCGTTTTTGCAGGTCGGCGGCTGTCAGATGGCGGCCGGCGGCGACGATTTCGAGGGGGGAATTCTGGTATTCGCTGGCAAAAACTAGGGGTTTGAAGAGGAAAAGGTTCATAGCGTGCTGGATTGCGGACAGGCAACCGGGCGGAACGTTCTCGGGCCAGGCAATGACGGCGCCGGCGTCCATTTCTTCGCGGTGCTCGGCGTAGAATTTGGATCCGCGCGAGCCGTCGCCATCCTGCTGCATGTGCTCGGCGACGATCGAGCGGTATTCCTTCCACAAGTCCATTCGCGCGGGCAGCGCGTAGAGCATCTTGTAGCGCTCGCCTTGCCACTGCGGGGAAATCTGGCGGTCGAGCAACTTATCGCTGGCGTCGCCCGGGGCGAAGACGGTGCAGCATGCCAGGGCGCTGATTTTCTTGCCGGGGCCAGCCATACCGAGGACGGCGCCCTCGATTGTGGCCAAAAGTTCGTCGACGCGCTCGGGATTGACGGCAATTTTGTCGGTTTGGACGTCGTCGAGGAGGACTAGATCGGGGCGGATCGGCTCGCCGTTTTTGGTGTAGTGGGTGCCGCGGATTTCGGTGGATGAGATCGACAGGCTTTCGACGATTGCGAAGTGCTCGATTCGCTTGGGGATTAGGCCGAAATCGAGCTGGGTTGGGCTGCATGCAACCTGCGTCGGCGTCCCTTCGGTCGTCTGATCCTTGCTTTTACGGCTGTCGCAGCGGACGGCGCGCATGGGCAGCATGAATTCAGGATAGTCTTCGAGCAGCGGGTGATTGCCGTCGGCCAAGATCTGATCGCGGACATCGGCAATGAGGCGCTTGGCCTTGCGGTGCGTGGCAGCCAGGATTACGCAATAGCGCCGTTGGCCGGTGAAAACGGCCTTGATGCCGGCGCCGATGAGGATTTGGGTCTTGCCACTTCCGCGGGGCATGCCGAGGGCGAAAAGCGCGTCCCCGCTGATGACCCGATCAAGCTGGGCAATCACCTTAAGATGATCCGGAGCCCAGGGCAGCGTAAAGACGCTGGGGAGATAGGTGCGGAGCCACAGGGGCGTATCGGCTTCATTTTTCTTCCGGCGTTTCGGATGCTTGCATTTCGGGATTGGACCGATGTCGCGAGCGTCACGCGCTAATTTATCCTGGGAATACTGCACGGAACGCCGCTCGCGCTCCGCTCTTTCCGCGTCAGAATACCTAGGTGCCGGTCCAGGTCGCTTTTTCTTTTTTGCCACAACTCAAGATCTACTTTAGGATTAGATTTTTTTTGAC